TGGTTCGAAAGCTAATGTAGGAGAATATATGTCCAGATGTATTTTATCAGATGATTCTAAAGGATTAGAAACATGTTTAGAATATATCGATACCCCTGATTTTTTCACAGATATTAAGCCAGAAGATGTACATCCAACTCTTGCAAAAGAAGTATTGAAAAAATTTAAATTTGGCAGACATTCCAGAACTAATCAACCAGAATCTTATGAAAATTGGATAACTAGAATGTCAAATGACGAAAAAATGGCCGATATTCTACCTGCTATTAAAGCAAATACAAAATTAGTTGCTTATTTGAAGGCAATGTTGAAATTAGTTAGCGACAATCTTGCTATTATCGGAGCTCCTCAAAAATCCACATCGGTTTCTGTTTCAAATGATCCTGTTGTTCGTAATTTAGAAGCTAAGATTCCAATGTACAAAGATGTTACAGTTGGCCTTACTGGTGATATGGCTTCTGCAGAAATGATGATGAGAGGTAATGCAAATTTTAATGCTGGGTTTTCGACAGCACCATTTGGATTTGCGCTGATGAGAGGGGGTAGAAGACGTCATGTACAAAAAGGCGGTGCTGTAACATCTAACTTAACTGCTTCAACATTGGAAAACTATTTCAGTACCCAAATTAGTTCGCTTCTTAGAAAAAATAATGTTACTCTTAGTACATCTGATCAAGAAACTATTAATGGTTTATTAGCAGGCTTAAAAAAACAAGAATTAAAAGTAGAAAAACTTATCAATATTATAGGCGTATTAAATGAGATTTACTCTTTTGCAGAAAAAACTAATAATTTAGAAAAGAGTATGAATATTGGAGCCATTTTAAAACCTGAGAATAGTAGAGTTATTGATTACATTACTACTAGAAAAGAGGAGGCTCAAAGATGTTTGAGATCAACAACTAACAATACACAGAATATAACTGATGAATTATGTAATTTAACACGCGAACTTGCCAAAAAAGTTTTCACACCAATTCCTAACGGAAGTGTAAACGGTGATATCATACTCTTTTAATTTTTTTTATTTTTAAATTATTTAATTATGTCTTAAATTAAATATTTTTTTCCTGCTAAATCAAATTCGAAAAGTACCGTTGACTTATAAGCGCAGTTAAATTATATAAAAACTCTATAATAAAATGAATTTTTAATTATTATAATTTTTTCCATTCTTATTTTAATGACAGGCGCAATAATACAATTAGTAGCTTACGGATATGAAGATTTATTTTTAACAAAAAATCCACAAATAACTTATTTTAAAGTTGTATATAGAAGGTATACAAATTTTGCATATGAACAAATAAGACAGGAATTTATTGATGATAATGTAGATTTTGGTAAATCGATTACCGCTACTATTGCTAAAAATGGTGATTTAATGGGTAATGTTTATGCAGTCATTACATTGCCCCCGTTTAATCAAATTGATAATTATACAAAATTTGCATGGGTTAGGAGAATTGGTTTTGCAGTTATTAGTCATGTTGAAATACAATTAAATGGAGTATTAATAGATCGACATTATAGTGAATGGTTAAATTTATGGTCCGAATTATCTGGTTACATCAGGGGGGAGAAATCACATGGATTTAATAGAATGATTGGTAATATTCCTGAATTATATGATTTTAGTTTTTCAAAAAATAGTTATGAATTATATGTTCCATTGCAATTTTGGTTTTGTAAAAATCCAGGTTCATATATTCCATTAACAGCATTGGAATATACCGATGTAAAAATAAATGTTCAATTAAATGACGTAGAAAATTGTTATTTAATTACTCCAAGTCATTATATTAATTCAGAATTAAATATTGTTAATTTTATACCTGGGGAATATATTCAACAGGGTTCAGGATCTAATATAGCCGCCGGTATATTTAGTTATTTTGATCCAGTCACCAGTAGAATATACTATTATAAAATAACAAATAAAAAATTAATAGGAATTCCAGCGCCGCAAATCACTTTACCTACTACTGTTCCTCCAATTTTAGATCCAACTTATCAACTTGCTGTAGAAGCGCAATTTAATGATCCCAATAATCAACAATATTTAATTATTGGTAATACAAGTAAATTTGAATGTTTTGCTCCAGTTAATGCAGTTTCATATTCTTATGGATTTAATAGCATAAGGAATTTAAGTTTAATTAGTTGTTATTTATTAGTAGATTATTATTATCTTGATGATGAAGAAAGATATCGATTTATGAATTCTAAACATGATTATTTAATTGAACAAGTATATACGACTCCTAATTATTCTATTAGTGGTGGAAAAGTATCTGTTAAAGTAAATGCTCAACAACCATGTAAATTATTATTATGGGTCACACAGTTTGATTATATTTATAAATCAGGAGATTATTTTAATTATACAGATTCTTATATTAGAAAAAATAATAATTTAATAAATTACTATCAGATAGATTATAATCCTCCATCATTGCAATATCTTATAGGAACAACTAATCAAAATAATATTTATAATCCATTAGACGATGACCCAATAGGAAATAATATTTCTATCAAACAATCATTATCATTAAACGGAAAACAAACAGTAACAACTAGATCATCCGATTATTTTGATAAAATTCAACCTTATCAATATTTAGATTATCAAATGTCTAAGGGTAGTAATATGGTATCATTTTCATTATATCCAATGTTATCACAACCATCCGGCACCTGTAATTTAAGTCAAATTGAATTAGTAGATATTGGATTACAAGTTTCATCCTTAGTAACTCCTACAAATACTGTTAATTGTCGTTCATATGCTCTATGTAATAATATTCTCCGAATAGTTTATGGATTTGCAGCTCCGGTTTTCATTCATTAAATTTTTGATTTAATAATATTATTTCTTGTTCGGATAAATTTGATAAATCTTCTTTTAAATATTGGTCTGTATTACAAGTTTGATATATATTTACTAAATTTGTATATCCCGCTAATTTACTAATCTCATAAAAAGATTCAAATAATTTTTTTCCTTCTGTATTTAAATCTCCATTCATTGAATATTTATGAAAAAATTCAGGTTCATTTTTTTTCATATGTCTTAAATATTTTTTTGTTTCTTCTAATTTATATCTCAATGATAATTTTTTAGATGCTGTTGATTTCCAACATACATTCCCTACCTTAACAATAAATCTTTCTCCGTGAGTTCCATTAGGATTTAAATACCATACATATGAAGGTAATTGTTCAGGAGTTATATGACAATCTTCTGAAAACTCAATAATTCTTCTTTTTTTTGTTATATTTTTTTTAATATCTTTGTTTATAACATCGTACATTAAATTTTCGGTTCGATTATCAATATTGATTTTATTAATATGTAAAATAGATTTTTTTTCAGGTAGTTCTTTATTTTCTAATTTCATAATAATATCATGTAAATATACTTCACAGATTGTATTATCATTTCTTTTAACTTTTGTTACAACATATCCTTTATCATTAATATACCAATTTGATTCATTAGTTTTAAATTTTTGATAGACTTCATAATCTAATATTACTGGAATATTAAAACTTTTATATACGAAATTACAAACTGCATATATTTGACCATTATATTCAATTTTGGTACATTTATCAGAAAATTTAACCATATACTATATATTTATATATAAAAAAATTGAAATGAAAAAATATCTGAAATATACAAGGTTTAAAGATAAGATTATAATATACAATATCATGTCAACCTCAACCAATACCAATCAATCGAACAATGGCAAGAAGCATGCAACCCAAAATATGGGTCCTCATATCCGCAATGCTTCGGTTGTTCAATTACTCAGTTCCTTCCTTGAAAAGTATAATGGAATTTGTAAGGAAGTCGAAGTAAGCAATCAAATTGGCCATCCGAATCGTCTATACGAACAATTAGTTGCAGCAGTAACCACACCTGTCAATGGAACAACAATTCTTGCATGTGTTCAAAATTTACTTCGTTTTACTAACCAGGATCTTCATCCTGCTGTTTGGTTCCACCTTTTCCGATGGGATGAAAACTCAAAGACCGAAATGCCATCCAAGGCATACAAGTATTTGAAGGAAGCCGATGCTGAAGGATTTCTTGTAAACAATCCTAATTTCGATAATGAATTTGCACGATTTTACTTTAGCCCTAGTCTTGGAGATGGATGTCGTCTTGAACCATCCTATTTGAACAATGTTCTTCGAGCACTTTCTCGCAAGTTGCAATCGCTCTATGAACATGTACTTTTCCCAGGTGTCAAGCCAACTGAACGATCAGTTACTAATTTCAAGCTTCGTGAACGCGTTACTGATCCTGATACCGGACGAACATATTTCCGCGAATTTGTTCATCATAATGATATTCTACAAGTAATGACACTTGTTACTCTTGTAACTCAGCTAATTAATGCTACTCAATCAATTGATTTCCGACAACTTTCAGAAACTTTGACATCTCTTGCCCGTACAAAGGATGAACAAACTGCCTATGTCGAAGCACGAAAGCAATTTGCACGGGCACAAAAGGAACTTGGACGTGAAACAACTATGTCATCAATTTCAACTCCTGAACTTCAGGAACAACTTGAAAAAGTTCAACAATTGCCAATGCGAGCACCTCGTAAGGCTCCTGCTGTAACTGTTTGGACTGCCAAAGCAGCTGCTCAAACAACTACACCAGTTGTAGAACAATCGCAATCTACTGTTGAAACTCCTGAACAGACAACTCAACCAACTAGTTCTACAACTGCTGATAATGAATGGCAAACAGTTTCAAGTGAACCACGACAACGTCGAACTCAACGAAAGTAATTTTCTTTTGATTTGATTTCATTTCTTTTATTAATATAATTAATAATAATTAATATTTTATCTAAAATATTAATTATATCCTATTTTTTTACCAAGTTATTACTAAATTAATCCTATTTTTTATTAGTTTAATCTTATTTTTTTTATTATTTTATTATTATAATGACAGCTGGATTAATAAATATTGCATCTTATGGAGCTAATGAATTATATTTAACAGGGAACCCCCAGATTACTTTTTTTAAAATAGTATATAGGAGATATACTAATTTTTCAAATGAAAATATTATATATGAATTAAATGGCTTAGAATTTGGTCAAGAAAATGAATTTGTTGTTCCAAAAATAGGAGATACTTTAGGACAAATAACTTTACAAATCCAACTTCCTATGTTTTCACTTAATCGATTTACCGATCTGGGTTTTCCAGATAATACTCCACAACAGAATAATGCTTTAGATACATATTCTACAGCCAAGACAAATTATCAAATTGTGACTGACTTTATGAGTTTAAATATCGGTGCATATAATGCAGCATATAATACTTCATTAGCAAGTAATGCACTCGTATCAGATATAACATCATCTATTAGTAATTTTTATAATCAATATACTAATATTAGATATCCTTCTACCACTACAACAACATCATCGCAAATATTAGAAAATAAATATATTACTTTATTAAATGATTCATTAACTGATTCAATTAGTGCAACCTTACCTTTTACCAGTTATTATATGTTAAATCCACAATCAACCGATATATTTTATAATAATAATTATCAGACTTATACTGATGTTCCAAGTATAATGACATTTTTAAATCAATGTCTTTTTTATAGCAGTTTTACACAACAATATTATTATAATATTTTAAAAACATCTTTAGCCATATTGATGGATGTTACATCTCCCAATGCAAAAATGGCATGGGTTAAAAATATTGCTTTTTCAATTATAGATTATATT